AATCAGATATTCGGTTAATATAGGAGACACATGTCAACATTCAACAAACTCATTTTGTCTGGTTCCACAAACGGCAGAGGTATTGCCGTTGCTGCCACATCTACTCCAGGTACGACAATTCACGCAACGGGCACATCTAACACGATTCTTGACGAGGTCTGGTTGTATGCCAACAACATTCATTCGGCTGCCGTTACTTTGACAGTTGAGTTCGGCGGCACGACTGCAACATCTGATTTAATTCAGTTGTCCATTCCTGCTACTCCATCAGGTTTATATATCGTTACTGCTGGTTTAATTTTGCGTGGCACAGGTTCAGCGGCTACGACTATTACGGCATTTGCAAGCGTGGCAAGCAAGATTGAAATCTTTGGTTTTGTCAACCAAATTCTTCCGTAAGGAATATTAATGAGATACGGCGAAAGAACTCGCACTGGCGAGCCTTTATCGGGATTTGGGCGACGAGGTATCGAAGTTCCTGTTTTTAATGTTGACTATCTTGTTGTGGGTGGTGGCGCAAGTGCTGGCACAGCAGGCGGTGGTGGTGCTGGAGGTTTACGAAGCACTGTTACAGCAACTGGTGGTGGGGGCGCATTAGAAACAGCATTAGTTACTGTTTCTAGTATTACATCATATGCAGTTATCGTTGGTGCTGGTGCGGCTGGTTATACCGCTGGAGGAGGCACTGCTGTCGGCGAAGGCTCACGTCAGGGTGGTGATGGAACTTCAAGTATTTTTGGCACCATTATTTCTAATGGGGGTGGTGGCGGTGGTTCTTACCACAATAATTCCAACCCAAACGGAAGAAATGGCGGTAGCGGCGGTGGCGGCGGTTGGAATAGTAGTACATCATCATGCTCTGGGGGTTCTGGGACTGCAAGTCAAGGGTTTGCTGGAGGTACTGGTGGCGGTAGTGGGACAAACTATATAGCAGGTGGAGGTGGAGGAGCAGGTGCTGTTGGAGGCAACGCTAGTGGGAGTACTTCTGGTAACGGCGGTGCTGGTGTTACTGTTTCAATAACTGGCTCAAATGTGACTTATGCAGGTGGTGGCGGTGGAGGTGCCCAAGGTCAAACGCCTGGCTCAGGTGGCGCTGGTGGCGGAGGAGCGGGAAGCAATAATACATCAGCAACCGCAGGTACTGGAACCGCTTCTAATGGAACTGCAAATACTGGTGGCGGTGGCGGTGGCATGGCGATTAGTGTTGGCTATTCTGGCGCAGGTGGTTCTGGCGTAGTTATTTTGCGTTATCCAGAATCACGCACAATCACCCTTGGTGCGGGCTTAACAGGAACTACCGCTATATCTGCTGGCAACAAAGTAACCACAATTACCGCAGGCTCGGGCACCGTGAGTTGGACATAGTCTATAATTATCAACAAGACAAATACAGGAGTTAAATAACATGGCACATTACGCACTACTTGATTCAAACAACATCGTGGTCAAAGTAATCACGGGTGTCAACGAATCAGAGACACAAACAGATACTGACGGCACTGTTGTCGGTGGGTCAGCAGAAGCATGGGAGGCTTTCTATGCCGCTCAACCATGGCATGAAGGCTTGACTTGCAAGCGCACTTCGTACAACAACAACATCCGCAAACAATATGCGGGCATCGGTTATTCATACGACCCTGCTGCAGATGTTTTTGTTGCACCACAGCCGTATCCATCGTGGACTCTTGATTCAAACCACGACTGGCAATCACCTGTTGCTCGACCAGCAGAAGGTATGTGGATGTGGAACGAAGAGACCCAATCTTGGGATGAACTCGAAACTCCGTAGTAATGACAATTCCGTTTCGGGATACGTCTGGCGGTAAAGTAATTAGTGGTGGGGCGCTTGCTCCACGCACGAAAAGAACTAATGCAACCAATCAAGTTGACTCTTGGCGCAGAGGTGGTGCTGGAGTAGTACCTCCGGTAAGTATTCAATACGTGATTGTCGCCGGTGGTGGCGGTGGTGTGGTTTTGGATAGAGGTGGCGGCGGAGGTGCTGGTGGTTACAAATCATCGGTAACCGGTGAATTGTCCGGTGGCAACACTTCTGCTCTTGCACCATTAACAAATAATGGCGCAACATTAACTGTCGAAATCGGCGCTGGTGGTGCTATCGGATTAAACGGAAACAATAGTTTTATTTCAAACGGAGCAACAACAGTTACGGTTCTTGGTGGTGGTCGAGCGGGTAACTACGCCGAAGCACTCGGACCTGCTGATTTTAGTTTAAGTGGTAACGGATACCCTGGTGGTTCAGGTGGTGGTGCTGTAGGTCGCAACGACTCAGATAACCCAAGTGGATATAACTCATGGGGAACTGGAACAACGGGTCAAGGTTTCCGTGGTGGTTACAGTGCTCACAACGGCGGCGCTGGTTGGGGCAGCCCTGGTTCGGGTGGTGGTGGTGCTGGACAAGAAGGACAAAAACCACCAGACAGTACATCAACTGCTCGTGGTGGTGGTGCCGGTGGTAATGGTATCGCTTCAAGCATTACCGGCAGCTCTGTTTATCGCGCGGGCGGCGGTGGCGGTGGCGGTCGTTATCACTCAGGTGCTGCTGGTGCTGGCGGCGCAGGCGGCGGTGGTACGGGAAGTATGGGTGGCGGTGCAACAGCGGGTGCGGCAAACACGGGCGGTGGTGGTGGCGGCGGTTATGCCTACGCAGCGGCAGGTGGAAGCGGAGTTTGCATTATCAGATATCTAACAGCAGAGTTTCCTGACAATCCATCAGGCACAACAGGTGGTCCAGTAAAGACAATTTCTGGCCTCTATACTGTATGGACATTCAATGCGTCAGGAACAATCACTTGGTAATCAACCCTGAAATTCAAATAACAGACAATTTTATTCCGTCTATGTTTTTAGACGATTTATTGGAAAATTGTTTGGGTGATAATTTTGGTTGGTTTTGGAACGACGTCGTAAAGCACCCGAATGATGCTTCTAGAAATAAACAGTTTGTGCATACCTTTTTTGCAGGTCGCGTCAATAGCGATTATTTTCCATTGCTCACTCCAATTTTAGAAAAGTTGGAAATTGATACTTTGTTAAAAGCAAAAATTAATCTGACCCCAAAAGCTGAAACCATATACGAACACGGTTTCCACACAGACATGAAAGACCTAGGTGTAACAACAGCGATTTTCTACCTAAATACAAATAACGGCTACACGGCCTTTAGGGACGGAAGCCGAGTAGAAAGTGTTGCTAACCGGGTGGTGGTTTTTGACAGCCTGACCGAACATACGGGTACAACCTGCACAGATATTGACCCTCGTTTGGTCCTAAATATCAACTATAAAAAATAACCCTCGATAAGCTCGTATCGATTTTTGTCTATAGTGGTACGGTATAAACGATTTTAGAGGTTTAATCAATGCCATTAGATTTTCCTAACTCCCCAAGCACTAACGCCACCTATAACGCTGGTGGCAAAACTTGGCTGTATAACGGCTCGGCTTGGGTGCTTGTTGGGGTCTCTACGACATTGCCTGTTACTTCTTACAATGTGGATGGCGGCACTGCCTCCACTAATTACGGCGGGGTTTTAGTTTTGGATGGTGGAGGTGCTGTGTAATGGCAGTTCAAATTCAATTTCGTCGAGATACTGCCGCGGCTTGGACGGCGGCTAATCCGACACTTGCGGCTGGCGAACTTGGTTTGGAAACCGACACAAGTTTGTACAAGATTGGCAACGGTTCAACTGCGTGGAACTCGCTTGCTTACGGCACCATCGCTGGTGTTCCCACAAGCAATTCAATCACAACAGCAATGCTGCAAAACAGTGCCGTTACTGCGGCAAAACTTGCAGACACAGCAGTGACAGCAGGTTCGTATACGGCAACAAATATCACGGTTGATGCACAGGGAAGAATCACCGCCGCATCTAACGGAACTGGTTTTAATGCTTTTGATGACCAGGTATTTTTAGCAACACAAATTTGGAGTTAGGAGATAAACAATGGCAACACTTAGCAAATTATGTTTACAGCCAGCAGGCACTACAGGCGATGGTTTAGGAATACTCGTAGCAGCAACTGCAACTCCAGGAACTGCAATTCACACTGCATCTGCCACCGCAACGACCATTGATGAGATTTGGTTGTATGCGTACAATAACGCTGCTACGACCACTAATTTAACGATAGAATTTGGAGGTGTTACTTCGCCAAAAGATGTAATTAAATTGGGTGTCACAACTCAATCAGGTTTAGTTTTGGTCTGTGCTGGACTTGTCATTCAGGGGAATGCTTCGCCAAAAATAGTAAGAGCATTTGCCTCAGCATCAAATCAAATTTCGATTTTTGGTTACGTAAATAGAATTGCGGTTTAAAATTCAACAATGTCTAGATTTGCTCAACGAATACGACCACAATCGTATATATCTTCTTGGATAGTCAATACACCTTTTGATTCTGCATTGCATTATTTATTAATTGCTGGTGGCGGTTCGGGTGGTGCAAGTTCACCTTCTGGTGACACTATGGCTGGTGGCGGCGCGGGTGGATATATCTCTTCTTTCCCAGGTGATACATATAGTGGGGGTTCGACGGCTGTAGTTTCAAGTCCTACTAATGTGTATGCAGGATTATCTATATCGGTAGTTATTGGTGGTGGTGGTCCAACAGTAGGTAACCCTGGAGATGGCGTTTATTATGCTTATGGTACAAAAGGTACTAATAGCACAATAACAATCGGCGCCACAACGATTACCGCTTATGGTGGCGAAAAAACACAACCTGGCGGTAGTGGTGTTCCTATTGGTTCTGGCGCTGGCACCAAAGGTGCTGGGGGCGGACAAAATACTAATATCACACTCACTCAGGGATGCGCTGGCTATTTTGGTGGTGGAGGTGCGGGGACCGCTGCCGCTATTGTTAATTATGGCGCTCCTGGAAATGGACTTTATTCTTTGATAACAGGGACGTCCGTCGCACGTGGCGGTGGAGGTGGAGGCGGAACCAGAAATGCTGGTGGTACTGCCCACCTTGGTGGTTTAGGTGGCGGAGGCAATGGCGCCGCTAATAGTAATGCTACATCGGGCGCACCAAACACGGGCGGCGGCGGCGGCGGTGCTGCCTACGGTATAGGTACAGGTAATGGTGGTGGTGGTGGGTCGGGTGTGTGTATTTTTAATTACCCAACATCGTTCACGCCAACTATTGGTGCTGGACTAACTGGTACGGTGACTAACTCAAATGGTAGAACGATTATTGAGATTACTGCAGGTAGCGGAAACGTAAGTTGGGCGTAAGTCAAGACTTACTTGCTCTTAAAAGTTCAATAAATTCTGTGTTGTCTATAAAGTATTGAGACACTGAATCAAGATACTCAATATGGGCTTCAAAATCTGCCTTTGCAGATTCTTCTTGTCTATACTGTCTTAGTTCTTTCGTTGCAGTTTCTTTAGAGATGTAACCCAAACCAGCAAGAATCCAGTTATATATAGGCACGCCCGCATACCCCATCATTCTGCCCAGTTCATCTTCTAAAATTGCCTTGTGTTTTGATGATTCTAGAATTCTCAAAGCCTGCTCTGTACGTCTTTCCGGCTTCGATATATCTCTCCAAAACTCGCTATCTGTTCTTTGACTTGCGTAATGAACACTAATAAAGTCTTTGAACCCGTCGTATAAACGACTAATTAATTTATTATAAGAACTTACCGAAGCCCAATTGCAAGTTGACTCAATGTCTGACTTAAGGTAGTTGAGAATGAAATACTGTAGTTGAATTAGCGTCCCATGGATGCTCGTTGCTTCGAGTGGTTCAAGAAATGATGAAGATAGCCCTATGAATAAACAGTTATTCTTCCAAACTTCTTTCAACTTGCCGGTGTCAAAATCTATGAATTTAATTGGTTTAATTTCTTGACCCAGCAAAGTTTCAATTTCTTTTTGTGCGCCCTCTCTGTCCGTGTAGTGAGAATCAAAAACATAACCGCAACCCATTCTTTCTTGGGTTGGCACCATCCACATCCACCCTGATTTTTGAGCGAAAGCAACCGTTACTGGGTCAATACGGAAACCCTCTTTGTGTTCAAGCAAGAAAGGCATAGCGGTGTTTACTGGTAGATATTTTGAGTACGACTCCCACTCGATGCCCATCTTTTTGGGCAGGATTCTACTGAAGCCAGTGGCATCAATAAAAAAATCTGACTTGACAACTTGACCAGAATCCAAAGTAACTGACTCAACATCTCCCGATTGAGTTATTGAGCAATCAACTACTTTGCCTTCAATTGCCCTAACTGAATTACATCGTTTTTTAAAATATTGTCCGACCAGATGTCCGTCAAAATGAAGACCGTAATGATTGTCGCTGACGACATCGTCATCTTTTGTATAAAACGGAGACAAGGATTTACTTGTCAAGTACCCGTTTTTGCTAGCCATATGTATCGGTATGTCGTTTTTGACCACATGCATCAGTGGGCGATAGGTCCCATACTCGAGTGGTGTGGTGCCGTCGATTGGCGCTATAAATTCGTGATTTAACTGCTTCCAATTAACGTAATGAATAGAAAGTTTGGGGGTTGCGTCTGTTTCCTTAAAAAAGTCAGATTCATTACATCCGTAATTAAAATCAGAGTTCTTGAGAATACTGGTAAGGAAGCCTGTACTTGATTCTCCGGCCCCGATTATTCCCACAGCCTTCGATTCAATGAGGGTCACCTCGTGTTCTGGGTGCACCTTACTCACCATAAACGCCGCCAACCAGCCGGCAGTGCCCCCACCTAAGACGGTTATTTTCATTTATTCATATTAGCAACAGCCACCCTAGAACCTTAAATAAAAAAAATATGGGATAATAACGGCCATGGCTTTTACTTTCCCTGCAAATCCATCTAATGGTGACCGGGTAGTTTTAGCTGGTAAGGAATATCAATTTACGAGTCCTAAATGGTTGCGTTACAGTTCTGTAGTTATTGATGGTGGAATAAGTACCACATTGATACCTGCAGATGGGCCAACCGTAGATGGAGGAGATTACGATGGCTTTTAAGAGAATTCTTCTGCGACGTGACACAGCGGCTAACTGGACATCGGGTAACGCCGTACTTGCTTCTGGTGAAATTGGCTACGAGACAAACACTGGCAAGTTTAAGATTGGTAACGGCTCTACGGCGTGGAACTCTCTTGGGTATTCGATTGCCTCGAACATTTCGTCGGCCACCCTTAACGACCTTGGTGACGTAACTATCACGTCTGTTACTAATGGAGACTTCCTCCGATGGAATGGCACCGCCTGGGTCAACGACGCGGTCAACCTTTCAACAGACACAATTGGCTCTTATGTTGAATCGCTTGTTGCTGGTACCGGAGTAACTCTTTCCAACAACTCTGGCGAAGGCGCAACACCGACAGTTGCGGTAGATACTTCGGTTATTCAAGCACGGGTCTCGGGTGTTTCTGATACAGAAATTGGCTACCTCGATGGCGTAACTTCAGCAATTCAAACACAGATTGATGCCAAGGCGCCACTTGCTTCTCCAACATTCACTGGCACAGTAACTCTGCCAGACAACACAGTTGCACTTGGAACAAAAACAACCGGTGATTATGTAGCCACAATTACCGGCGGTACGGGTGTTGCTTCAACAGCCGCAACTTCTGGCGAAGGCACAACGCACACACTATCGATTGGCCAGGCTGTAGGCACAACCGATAATGTAACTTTTGCTGGCGTAACTGCTGATGCAATTCGCGTTGGCGTTACTGCTGCTGGCGAAATTGACACGGCATCCGGTGAATTGATTATTGACTCTTTTGCTGGCACAACAACAATTGATGACAACCTGATTATCACCGGAAACTTAAATGTCAACGGAACGACCACGACCATCACCACATCGGAATTGCACGTTTCGGACAACTTCATTGCCTTAAATCATGACGTGACTGGTACACCAACAGAAAACGCTGGCGTGGAAATTGAGCGTGGGACTTCGGCAAATGTTTTCCTTAGATGGAATGAAGCCGATGATAAGTGGCAGTTGACCAACGACGGCACAACCTACTACGACATTGCTTCGTCTAACGAT